CACTGCTTTTTAGCAGAACGATTTGTCACGTAATGACACCACCTGGAGGTTCCAGGCCTTTGCGCTTAGCGAGCGATGCCACAAAGGAAAATGCTATGTGGTCGTCAACCACATTAAGTGATCCCGAATGACGAACGGGAGTCAGCTGACTTCAGCTGGTCACTGCAGCTGGCACAACCTGACCCGCTTAGGAGGTGTTTCATGCTTCTGCGTGCGAGAGCCGGGATTGACTGTCTCGGGCCTTACCTCAGCCGAGGAAACGAACGTAAAGTTTCCGAGGCACTCGCTTTGCTCAGCAGGTCTGTTGAGAGAGTCGCCGTCGATTACTCGATGGAAAGAGCTCTTGGAGATCTGGCATCTGGGCTAGTGCCGGAAAGGGATAATCGGAGTGTCACCGACCCTGAATGGGTGGAGAAAGGGATCGCCGCCTACGGCTGCCCTATTCATCCCACCAAGTCCAGCACATCCGCAACCGACGGAAACAGCTCAAGTCAATCCTCTATTGGAGGAGAGCAATTCACCGTATCAGGACACGGTGACTGTTCCTGTCGCAAACCACACACCGAGGTTCGTGGAGCCAGACGTACCATTCCTCGACGAGGGAGAGGTTCTGGTAACTTCGAAACAGGGAACGAGAAGGATCAGAGTCGACCACGACTTGTCGGGGATCGACATGTATCTGATGACTCTCGCGAACCTCACAGGCGAAATGCACTGGCCGATGGAGGAATACATCGTCAGAGCAGACCCCGTTTTCAGTCATCACCCTACGAAACCGATTCCTACAAGGGAGCCATTCGTGCGGTCTATGACTCTGCGGGTACTAAGTCGAGAGGGAAGCTCCCTCTTAGCGTGGACGAGGTGGTGGATACGCATATCCTCCGTGACTCTTACGCTGGGGCTCCTTTCTTTCGCCGCAACGAATTGGTCTTGGATGCCGGGGCACGATTGGCTAAAAGGATCATTACTGACGGCCGAGGGTTTGACCCTTATGTTTTTGGTCGTCGGGTTCAGCCTGGGAATGCTGGCCCAAAAACTAGGCTCGTATGGATGGCGCCGCTCGCTACGACTATTGTGGGGACGCGTTACAGTAAACGAGTACTGGAGGGGTTATCTCGGAGGCGTCCGTTTGTTTGGGGCCTTAAGGGCTATGAACAAGGAGCAATCATCTCCGAAGTAGAGTCAAGGTTTCGCTATGTCTATTCCTTGGACTTTTCGAAATTTGACTCGACAGTTCCCGCTCGCATGATCGATGATGCGTTCCGAGTGGCACGGACTCATCTCGATCTTGACGAGAAAGAGCTGGATGTGTGGAGACGGTACGTGAACGATTTCATCCACTCACGTATTATAGCTCCAGATGGACAGGTCTATCAGAAACACAAAGGTGTCCCTAGTGGTAGTGCATTTACTTCCATTATCGACTCAATTGTTAATCTGATTCTTGTCTCGTACATGTGGGAGAAAGTGACGGGTCACAGCCTTCCACATGACCGCGTGCTGGTGATGGGTGACGACGTCATCGTGGGGTCTAACGCGAGGATCTCTCTCTCGCAATTAGCCTCAGCGGCAAGCGATCTGGGCTTCGTCCTGTCTGTCGAGAAATCGACGATTACGGACAAGTCTGCTGAGTCCAAGAAGTTCGATGACAACAGAACGCACTTCTTGGGGCATTGGTGGGTTCACAGTCAGCCTCACCGTCCGGAGAAAGAGATCATTCAGCGGATGGTCTTTCCTGAACGTCATAGGAACCGGGCACCCTCCGAGTACTTAATGCGAGTGCTCGGCTACGCATCTACATGCGTTGAAGGTAGGCGGCTTTTAGTTAGGATGTTTCCACATCCTGACGTGATCCAAAGCTACATGTTAGTAGCTGACGCCATGAACAGAGCCGGATGGAACGACGACGTAGTAGCCGATGCTGACCTTCCTGGTCAGTTGAGACAAAAGCGCCGGATTCTAGGCGAAGAGGTCGAAATTACTCCAACAAAAACGTTGGGTACATTGTTCGGCCCCTGGACTTAGAGTCCCACAGGTGTG